ACATCTAATGCCACTAACACAACAGGAATTTGTGATAAAATTATAATATATAATTATGCTACTCAAAAATGGTCATTAGCAGATGCTAGTGCAAGTACAATATTCTCTCAATTCATTGGAGCTTATACTGTAGAGTTAATGGATATTATATCTGAAAATTTAGAAAATATTAACGCTTCATTAGATACAGATTTCTGGTCTGGTGGACAAATGTTACTAGGAGCAATTAATAATGATTATAAAGCTGCAATCTTTTCAGGAACATCAAATATTTCTGAAATAGAAACATCTGAACTGGAGCCTTTTCCAGGCCTGAGAGCAAACATTACAGGGATTAGACCTATTGTAGATGCAACAGCAACAGTTACAGTTAAGACAAGAGATAGGCTGGCGGATAGTGAAACAGAATCTAGTTCTGTGTCCATGAGAACAAGTGGAATTAATCCTGTAAGACAATCAGGAAGATATATCAGGGCCAATGTTAAAATTGCCTCTGGTACAATTTTTAACCATGCACAAGGCATAGACCTTGTAGCATCAAGAGCAGGAACAAGATAATGAGTGATAAAATTGATATAGACAATGTTAGATATTCTTTTGAAACACAAGAATACTTTCAAAGACAATTAGAAGAAGCAGTTAATTCATTAATTAATAAAGATAATACTGAAAGTAATAAAGTATTTGATTTTTTTATGAATTCAGATGGAACAGGAATTAATTCTGTTAATGAAGATTCATCTCCAACTTTAGGAGGCAATTTGAATCTTAATGGCAATGGTATAATTTCTGGAATGATTCCATCATTATCTGGTACTGGTAAATCATTAGTTATGGGATTTTAATTAGGAGAAAATATGGCAGGAACATTTATAGGAAAATACGATACCACTACAGCAAACAATACTGCTACAGGAAAAGATTCAGTTTCCGTTGCAGAGGGGATGCTGCCCTCTAATATCAATAACGCCTTCAGGGCGGTTATGGGAGATATTAGGGAATGGTATAACGATGGACAATGGATAGAGTATGGTGATGGCGCAGGCACTTATACTGCAACTTACGCATCAGCAACATCATTTACAATTGATGGAGTGGATGTTACATCCGTTTATCATGCAAAAAGAAGAATTAAACTGGTTGCCTCAACACCAGGTACAATTTATGGAACCGTTTCCTCTACCTCATTTTCAACCAACACCACAGTCAATATAACTTGGGATAGTGGATCATTATCCAATGAAGCCATTACTTCTGTTCAAATAGGAATTCTTTCACAAACTAATGATTCAATACCTACAGGAATTAGTGCAGCTAAAATTGGCGGTGGAAATGTTTCAACTACAGAATACGATTACTTAAATGGTGTAACTTCAGCTATCCAAACTCAACTGGATGCAAAGAACGCAACCATTACAGGCTCAGCTACAACAATTGATACGGAAAGTTTAACTGCTAATAGAGCTGTTATTTCTAACAGTTCACAAAAAGTAGCAGTATCAGATGTAACAGAAACAGAATTAGGTTATTTAGATGGAGTAACAAGTGCAGTACAAACCCAAATGGATACAAAAGCATCAACAACCTATGTTGATAATCTGGTTACAGGTTTAAAAACAAGAATCCTTTGCGAAGCTGCCTCAACAGCAAATTTAGATTTAACAGCAGATCTTCAAAATGGTGATACTTTAGATGGCGTTACTCTTGTAACAGACGATAGGGTTTTAGTAAAAGACCAGTCCACTGCATCTCAAAATGGAGTTTATACAGTCGTTGCTTCTGGTACTGCTAGTAGAGATACAGATTTTAATACGATTTCAGAACTATCAGGTCAGATGGTTATTATTAATCAGGGTACAACGAATGATAATACTTTCTGGCTTTGCACAACCAATAATAATGCAACTTTAGATACCGATTCAATTTCATTTTCCAAAGTTACACCATCCAATTCAGGCACAGTAACTTCGGTAGGATTAGGAGATGCTGGATCATCAGAATTTACAATAGGCAGTACGCCTGTTACTTCTTCTGGCACTATTACTATTGGAGTAAATAGTATTGGAGCAGCAAAAATTGCAGATGGAACTGTTAGTAATACTGAATTTCAGTATATTAATAGTTTAAGCTCTAATGCTCAAACTCAGTTGGATGACAAAGGAACGATGTCTAGTTTTACATTAGCTGGAACGTCTGGTTCTGGACAATCTATTACCAATGGTAACACCGCAACGATAGCGGCTGGTAATGGAATAACAACAACTGGCGGAGCAACGGATACAGTTACAGTAGCCGCTAATCCAGCAATGACACCTTATATTACAAGTACAGGAAAAGCTTTAGTATTTGGATTTTAACAACAACAATAAGAGGTAAATAAATATGGCAAGTGAAGTATTAAAAGTATCACATAATGCAGTTTCAAATACAGAAGTTGTACTGATAAATGGAGTAAGCGGACACACTTATACTATTCTTTCAGTTATGATTACTGAAACTGCTGGTGCGGCAGAAACTATTGACTTGTTTATTCAAGACGATGGCGGTGCTACTGATTATGAATTACTTTCAGATCAAGCAATCGGTGCTAACGAAACTTTTGAATTAACAACAAAATTTGTTATTGAAGGTACAGATCATTTAACTGCTAAATGTGCATCAGCGGCAACCGTTCATGTAGTAGTTAGCTATTTAGATCAAACATTATAGGAGTATTTATGAGTGGCATTATTGCACAGAATACTTTAGATAATTCAGGATTAATTAAATCACCAGCTGGTGGTGGTGCATGGAATTTTATATCAAAACTAACAGCAAGTGGTTCAGGAGATTTATCTTTTACTTCTGGAATAGACAGCACCTATAAGGAATACTTATTTACTTTTAATAATATTCATCCAGCTACAGATGGAACTCAATTTACATTTAATGGCTCTGATGATGATAGTAGTCATGCTTACGATATTACAAAAACTACCACTTGGTTCAATGCTTGGCATAAAGAAGATGGTAGTGCTACCTCTCTTACTTATCAAACAGAAGTAGATTTAGCACAATCAACAGCGTTTCAAGATATTTCTTCTGATTTAGGAGCAGACAACGACCAAAGTTTATCTGGAGAAATGTCGTTATTTAATCCTTCTAGCACAACTTTTGTTAAGCATTTTTTGATTAGAAATCAAACCTCTAATAATAGTGATAGATCAAGAGAACTTTATTGTGCTGGATATTTTAATACAACAGCAGATATTACTGCCATTCAATTTAAAATGGCTTCAGGCAATATCGATGCTGGAGATATTTGTCTTTATGGATTAACAACATGACAGGTATAGTTGCACAAAATGTAGCAAGAACATCTGGTTTGGTTAAAGCCGCAAGTGGTGGTGGTGGAGTTTGGACTTTGATTAAAACTTTAACTGCTTCTAGTTCATCTACATTAAGTTTTGTTGATGGAACATCAGATGTAGTTTTAGATAGCACTTATCCGATTTATGTTTTTAAGTTTATTAATATTCATCCATCAGCAAATGGAAATCAATTTCAATTTAATATGAGTATAGATAGTGGAAGCAACTATAATGTTGCAAAAACAAGCTCAATGTTTTTTTCTGCACATAAAGAAGATGATAGTAATCAAGGATTAAGTTATGGTGATGGTTACGATTTAGCACAAGGCACAGGCGCTCAAGCATTAACAGATAGCACTAGTGATGATAATGATGGCTCAGCTTCTGGAGAACTTCGGATTTTTAATCCATCGTCTACTACTTTTGTTAAGCATTATTATGCAACAGTAAATTTTTTATTTTCTAATGGAACTTACACTTGGCAAGAATTTACTGCTGGTTATGGCAATACAACAAGTGCAGTAGATGCAATACAATTTACAATGAGTTCAGGTAATATAGATGCTGGAAAAATAAAATTATATGGATTAGGAGATAGTTAATGAGTGGAATAATAGCACAAAATTCAGGTAGGCATACAGGACTGATTAAAGCGGCTTCTGCAGCAGGAGTTTGGAATTTAATCTTAACTCAAACTGCAAGTGCCAGTGCAACAATAGATTTTACAAGTGGATTAGACAGTACCTATGATGAGTATGTGTTTAAGTTTATAAATATTCACCCAAGTGCATCGGCTAATTTTACATTTCAAGGAAATGCTGCTGGTGGTGCGGATTATGATGAAACTATAACAAGCTCATTTTTTATTTCATCTCATGCAGAAGGTGATACAAGTGCCTCTGTTGGTTATAATACAGATAATGACCAAGCACAAGGAACAGGTTTTCAAAGAATAGGAGTAGTAGGCACAGATAATGACTCTTGTACTTCTGGCGTTTTACATTTATTCAATCCATCATCTACAACATTTATAAAACATTTTTTTTCAAGAGGCTGCATGAATAATGGTACTACTCAACAAGACGAATATTCTGCTGGATATTTTAACACCACAAGTGCAATAGATGAAATTCAATTTAAAATGTCTAGTGGAAACATAGATGCTGGTACAATTTCATTATACGGAATTTCTTAATTAAGGAGGAAAATATGCCAAGATACCATAACATAAACGGAAACAGAGTTCAGTTCACAGCAGAAGAAGAAACTGCTAGAGATGCTGAAGAAGCTACTTGGGAAGCTGGTGCTTTTGATAGAGCTATTGCAGATTTAAGACAGCGAAGAACTAGACTTTTATCAGCAACGGATTTCTATGCTTTATCAGATGTAACAATGTCAGAAGATATTACAACATATCGCCAAGCATTAAGAGATTTACCAAGTGGATTAACTACTGTTGAAGATGTTAAAGCTGTTACCTTTCCAACAAAACCATAATTCATAATAATTAACAAAATTTATAAGAGTTGTGAATGGCTAAGAAAAAAAATTTAATTAATATGGAATATGAAGCAACAAAATTACAAATTTTTAATACCTCTTGTTGCAACAATCCTTTTGGGTTTATCCACTTGGGTTTTAATGCAAGTAGTAGAATTAAAAACAACACAACAAATG